TATTGCCACATTTCTTTTCACAATAACCCCATGTTGAAATTCCTTCGTATGCTTGATAATGAATTTCACTAATTAAAGCTTTTAACTTTTGATGCTTTTCTTTTTTAGTCATTGTTATTTTTGCTTTCTGGGGGGCATTGGTATCCGCATTTTTTACACCAGTTCATTTCTGTGTGATACGGAGCAAGATGATCCATCTTATGATACCATTTACCACAAAGGCAAATAGCAATTTCTGAACCAGTCCATTTTTCATTTACTTCTAACCATGCTTTTGTATCAGCGGGAATCCTTCCTACAGGTCGCTTGATATTATTCTCTGGTTTCATTTTAATTGATAATGAAATTGGTTATACTTTTAATCGTCGTAGTAGTCGCGCTGCGGTGGGTCTTGGATAATCATCTCGTATACCTCGTCACGCTCATCGTCGGTCAACTCGATTCTATCGCCGTCAACGTGTGCCCCAATGATTTCGACGTTAGCGTGTTCCTCCGGCTGCAAGTGGGTTGCAGGTGTGCCAGAGGCATAGTGAGCCTCGACTTCAATTTCAACCTCTCGGATTATTGTGACTGTTGTTCTCATAGATTGGTTTCTATAGTAAATTGGTGAACGTTTTTTGGGATGCGTTCTCCCCCTTTGCCCCTGCTCGTCGGGTTCTCCCGATCCGCGAGGAAATTGTTTATGGTTCTATTCCGTCCATCCAGAATGTTGATGCTTTCGCGGCTTGAGTTATCCCGATGCACAAGAGGATTTCAAACGACTGTCCTGGATGCAGGGCGGCTAGGCGTAATGACTCGATGCGGGCGGATTCAAGCGATTCATGCCGTTTGCTTGGCGGGTGTCCACTTGATTTGAATACGTAGTAGTATGGTTCCATATAGTTTTGTTTTTTTTATTTCCAAGGACATTCAGAATACATTGGCATTGGACCAGATGGTTTTGATGTAAACCTTTTTGTTTCTTTGTGAAACCAAAAATTAGTCAATGGTGTTTCTCCTGTAGTTCTTTGCTTTCTTACAATTAATTTTCCGCATGGAGTAGACTCAAAGAATCTTTCAATATCAGAACTGTCAAAGTCACTGTCAGTCATTTCAGCCATGCGTTCACTTTTTGCCATGTCGCGCCATACTGTGATAATATTATGTGGCATATCGCCCCACTCTGATGCTCCTCGAATTTCTGCCATTCCGGGTGGTTTGGATGTATTTTCGGGAGGCTTGCGTGGATGAGCTACAATCATTAAATGAACTGGATACTTGGAAACAAATACACGCAGTCCGTCAATTGCTTCTGCTTGAGCTGTATTATCACCACGGTCAATGTTCATTGTCATTACGTTGTCGATTACAAATGTATCGACTCCATAACGTTTATGAGCATGGATGAATGTTGATATTAGGTGCTTTGGGTCAGCCCTTTCCATGCTTTTATACATGAACACTAAATTACTCAGGTGATCATAAGCCAACTCAAAGTCATCCGTATATGGGAGATTGGGATAAGCTGTGAACTGTGTAAGTATTTGAGAGAAGGTAAGCTCAGGTGGTTGCTCAAATGAAGCAACGCATACTTGCTTTCCTTTCGCTGCAAGTGATGCAACTTGATTAGCCACAGCAACAGATTTACCATGGAAAGAAAAACCAAACCACAAAGTAATCTCATGCTTTCTGAATGATAGGTCAAAATTAGGCAAGAAGAATGGATCGCCATCAACAAGATGGTCTCCCTTCATGTAAGAGCGAACACCTTCTCGCATTGATGTTGGATCAACAATTTCAGCAATTGGTTCTGGTGCAGTGTTTTCGATCACTGTAGCAATTTCTTTACCCCTGCCAGCGCGGATCATATCATTTGCATCCTTGAGTGGTAGTGTAACAATAAGGCATCGTTCTTGACCGAGCCTTGCTGCTGCATCTTTTGCTGCTTTCTTACCTGCTTGATCGTTATCAAACAACAATACAATCTCATCGTAATGAGAAAGAAATTGATAGTCTTCTGTGATCCATTGTGTATTAGAACAACCCATTGGTATGCTTACCGCTGGAATGCCCATTTCCCAACAAGCCATTGCATCCCATTCGCCTTCAGTAATTACTAGCTTCTGAATGCCGGTATCTGGATCGCAAACATCTTTTCCAAACAAAGACATAATAGGATCGGAGCTTGTCCATGTATCTTTTTTGCCATCTGGTTTCAACGTAAGTCCCCAATGCTTAATCATGCCAAGCCTTCCATAAGCGTCATAATATGGAAATGAGATTTTCCCTTGAGCATCTGTGCCTACTCCATACTTAAGCAATGTTTCTTCACTGATCCCGCGATTCTTTGCATATTCAATACAAGATGGGGACAAGGTGCGTATATCCTTAGCTAATTTTTCTGGGTCTTTTGATTTACTTACAGTTCCAAAGGATTGAATTGGTTTGATGTTAAGGAAGTTAGCAAGCCATTGAAGTCCTTCTTTGAAAGACATTGACTTGTTGAGTGATACAAGTCTCCATGCTTTTCCTTTTTCCCCTGTAGCGAAATCAATGAAGTAACCAGCATTATTAGCTCGTGTGCTAATAAGCATTGAGTCACCCTTTTCACCGTTTATATTACCAATTCGATACCCTTGGCTTTCTCGTTTTGCATTAGGGTAAATGGTAAGAACAAATTCATCTATCCTGCTAGCTAATGCGCTTTTGATTTCTTCTAAGTCGTAGAAGCGACCTTCTTGTTCATTCATGTGTTGAGTTGTTGATTTGTTGAATTTTCTCGCCTACAATAACCATTGAATCAGCGAGCGTAGGATTGCCTGTTATTGATGAATGTGTGGCAATTACATTCATTATGATGTTTACTCCATAGCTTTCAGCTATAGCCATAGAAACAATAAAATCTCTTACGCTTTTATTTAAGCTTTCTACGATTTCATGGTCTGGCTTATTGATTATTTTTTCTATCCGAGTCCTAATTTTTGGACTCATCACTAAAGCTATAGCAATTTCATTTTGTATAGCTTGAGTAAATTGCGTCATTCCAAACATCATTTCCTCAAAGCTTTCATTTTTATTAGCTTCTTGAATGTATTCTGACATTTGAAATTAAGCTTTGCTTTTTTTGATTTCTACAGGTTCTCCGTTATTTGCTCTTGCCGTCCAGTTCTTCAAGTCGATTACAACTTTACCTTGCGGGATAGATGATGCGGTTCCGCTAATGCGTCTCCAACCATCATCAAAAACAAGATAGGTTACTTTGTTTGATTTGTGCGCTAGAATAAGGTCTTCTGCTTGTTGCTTGCTTCGGATGTTTTTAATCACCTGATCGTCTCCCATAGTCTTGACGATGCAGGCTAGGTGGCGAATTGGTTTTGGTCCAAGCTTGAACACTTCTGCTTTGTGAAGAATTAGATGCTTTGATTCATCTGGAATCTTTTGATGGAATGCTTCTTTGTGGGATGAGAATGACAGCTTGTAACGCTTTTTCTTGAATGCACGATAGACGCTAACGGTTGTCCAGATGGTATTCAAGGATTTGTCTGTGGTTTCTGCTACTTGTCCTACTTCGAAGTTTTCTCCATGCAGATTTTCAAGCTCATCAATGATTGATCCAAGCATCCATGAGGTCTTGTCTTCCATTTTAGGAGCTAGGTCGCGTAGCTTCAAGACGTTTGCAACTACTTCGTATGACTCAATAAGTGAAGGAGGTGAGCTTTTGTTAATTGTGCAAATTCCATCTTCGGTAATAATGAAGCTTCCAGTTTTGGTTTCGGACATGGCTTGCATCAAAGAAATTGCAGCGTGTTCAACAATGTCGTCTTCTTCGCTTACAGGGAGCGGTTCTAGGCTTTCTTGCTCTTCTTTGGGGCTTTCTACCACGGACTCTTCTTGAGCTTCCTCAGAGGGCTTTTCTGGCTCAAGAGAAATGTTATCTACCATTTGGCCGATTCTTTGTCGGATGGTTCCTGTGTATGAAGCCCAATTTGGGAATCCGTCTTCTTGCATTTGCTCAATGACTTCAGCAACAGTGTCGTAAGGAACACGGAATCTTTCTGAAAGATCGGAAAAATCTTCTGGTTGGATAAGGCAGTTTTGGTAATATAGTGGTTTGTTCATTTGTTATTTTGGTGAGAATAAAAACGGTCAATATGGCATTGACCAGTTTGTTTAGTTGTCGATTTCATAATGGGTGATTACAAAGTCCTCACTTGTTTCTTTGCCAAGTGACTCAGCGATTTCGGACTCGGTTAACCCGTAGAAGAAGATGCTGTCGTCATCTTCTTCGATGTCATTGGATTGGGATATGACATACCCCTCGAACTTGGTGCGGTCGTCTACCCAGTAGCCATCTACGATGATGTGAGGGAGGAGTGTAATGGTATTGCTCATATTTTTAGTCAAGGCTAAAAGAATTTTACTTCTGGGGGTTCATCGACTTTATAAGAATCGCAATACCCA